TATTGGTACGACATTGACGACATTGCCGAACCGCTGCCTGATGTTATAAAGAATCTGATAAATGCTAACACAAGAAACCCGATGTTATGAAGCTGCAAGACGAATTGATATTATACCAGAGAGTATCCACCCCGGACGGTGCCGGGGGAAAGACCCCCGGAGCACTGACAGAGATAGCTCCGCTGTGGGGTAATGTCAGACCCATGAGCGGTTTTATTGGGTTACAATTTCAGCAGCTCACGGGCTCTAAGGGTTACGAGGTTTGGATAAGAACAGACTTTGACCTGAAGCCTGACCGTGGATATATAGTGACATATTCAGGCATATATGGCGATCTGAATTTGATAATACAGGATATTGACGTTTATAAACATATGACTAAGCTAACTTGTAAAAGTGAGAATAAACTATAAATTTGATAACAGCAATTTTCCCGCTACCATGCATAAAATGCGGGAAGATTATGAGAAGGAGATCAAAGAGGCTATCCATGTTGTTATTCGTGGTACGTCGTTTGATGCAAAAAGAACCGTGAGAGTTGATAAGGCCGGACTAAAAAAAAGCATTAAGGCTTTGCCTGTTAAAGATATATCAGGAACGGTCTGGGTGAGTGCCGAATATGCAGCGTTCGTGGAATTTGGGACAGGATCCGGGGTGCAGATTCCCGCGGGATATGAAGAAGATGCGGCTCCGTTCAAGGGTGCAGGAATAAGAGATGTCCATAATTATGCAAGGCCATATTTGATACCTGCATTTGAAAAGCACAGTGCACTGTTTATCAAAGACATGGACAAACGCATAGATAAAATTGGTAATAAGAATTGGCGATGAAGGACTGTTTTTACCAATATAGGAAAGCTCTTTACGAGGCGTTAAGTGCCTTAACTTATGACGGTGAGCTTATCCCTGTCATGGAGTTTGCAGGGGATCAGCAGACCACTCCATATATCCAGATACTTGGCATGAACAGCTCGTTTGAAAGGGATGACGATAAGTTCACCCAGACGGTAATCACGGATATACAGGTGGTCACGTCACATGAGGGCGACCCTGATGAGTTTGGCAGCAAGCAGTCTGATGACATAATGAACGACATAATGGAGCTTTTGATAACAAAAGGGGTAACTGTGCCTGACAGGGCTAAGTTTATGACCATGGACGATTTCACGGACAACGGATGTTATTTTTCGAATCTTCATTATACTCCATTTTATGATGGGAACAAGCTCTTTATAATTAAAATATTAACAATTTCAACAATGATAGATCAGGATAATTAATTTAAATTTAAGAAAAATGGCAAAGATTAAAGGTAACAATGTAAGGCTCTATCTGGGTAGCGACTTACTCGCTCACACCACCGAAGTATCAATCAATTTTGATACAGATATCGAAGAGGTCAGTGACGCTGATAGCGGAAACTGGGCGGAAAATGCCCCGACACTAAACCGCTGGAACGTCGATGCGACTGCGTGGTATAATAATGCTGTGGCGGTAGGTGCCGATTTCTCCGATGTTATGGATGCTTACCTCAACCAGACTCAGTTAACATTAGTATATGAGCTGGAGACGGGTGTTAGTTATTCAGGACTCGGCTATCTGACTAACCTGAAACCTTCAGGCGGGACGGCAGCTAACTACGTCCAGTTCTCGGCAGGCTTCATCGGAACAGGGGAGATCTCGTGACCGTGGAGATAAGACACGGATGGCGTAAGATGGGCTTCCGCTTTGATGTCTTATCCGTATATCTTCTCTCCATGCAGCATGGGGTGGACTTGAATAGTCTGGATAAGATTGATAAGGATGAGTATGTCCCATCATGGCTATGGTGTGCTTACAAGTCATGGTGTATGTTCAGGTATCGCAAACCACGGGTGAGCTATCTCCGTATGAAAACTATCATGGATAACATGCATAAGAGCGATTGGGATAATATTACGGAGGTGATGAGAGGATCATCAGGCCCGGCGGGAAAGGCAGGTGATAAAAAAAAAGTGCAACATGGGACGATCTCTTTATCGCGGGATGGCGGGCAGGGATAAAAGAGGATGATCTGCTAAGACTCTCTTTTGCGCAGGTACACAGGCTATTGACTGCCGAGAGACTGAAAGATGAAGATCAATGGAGAAAGACGAGACAGATAGCGTACGAGGTATGGCGCAAGGGAGGCAAGAACGCCCCGGCAATAGATACCTATATGCCTATCGGCATTGTAATCAGAGAGATGACTAAGGAGGAGCTTGATGAGATCTGGGAAAAACATGGTAAGCTAAAAAAACATGGAAAAAGAATTTAAAGCGATATTCACGGGTGATGATTCTGACTTTCAGAAAAAGGCAGGGGCAGTTAAGAAAAAAGGCGACTGGCTAAGTAATGGATTAAAGAAGGCAGGAGCGCTGATTGCCGGTGCTTTTGCTTTTCAGAAAATTGCACAGGGTATAAGAACTATAATTAAGGCCAATGCAGCTTTTGAAAAATCACTTCATGATCTTAGTGCCATTACAGGTGCTACCGGGAAAGATCTGGAATTTTATGCAGAGGCCGCTAAAAAAATAGGTAGAACAACTACAATAGGGGCTGTTGAAGCTGTTGAAGCTATAAAATTAATGGGATCAGCGAGGCCGGAACTGCTTAAAAACAAAGAAGCACTGGCATCTGTTACAAAAGAAGCTCTTGTACTTGCTGAGGCATCTGGACTTGATTTGACTACAGCTACTCTTTCCCTGGCAAAAGCAATGAATCAATTTAATGTCCCGGCAATGGAGGCGAGCCGAGTGATTAATG